TTGACGCCCGTTTCCCCGAGCGCCAGGCGGCGGCCTAACGGCTATGACCGGCACTGAACGCGCATTGATCGGACTGGCGAAGGTCGTTGCCTACGCCATTCTGATCATCACCGCTGCGGTCGTCCTGTTCAGGTTCGGCGTCGGCGCCCTTTGGGGTTCCGGCTCGGATCTGGGCCTGATCGCCGCCCCTGGCCTGGGCGCCCTCGGCGTCATCGGCCTGGCCTACCTCGTCGTCCTCGCCAATCGCGACACGCGACGTCATTTCAACAAGAAGGAAACAACCACACCATGAGGCTCAAGAGCATCCTCGTCGCAGGCGCAATCGCCCTTGCGGCCCTTTCCACCGCCGCGTGCGGTCAGTCCGTCGAGCCCGGCAATGCGGGGGTCAAGATCAAGACTCTGGGCAGTGGCGCCGGGGTCCAGGAATCCGCGTTGCGGTCCGGCTGGCATTTCACCGGCATCGGCGAAAAAATCGTCAACTATCCGACGATCCAGCGAACCTACAGCTATACGCGTGAGGCGGACGACCGCGGCTCCGACAACGAGGAGATCGTGTTCACCGACCGAACGGGTCTGCCGATGACGGCCGACGTTGCGGCCACCATTCGCGTCAATCCCACCAACGCCCCGTCGCTCTACACCAAGTACCGTCTGAGCTTCGACGAACTGCTGGACGGCCCGATCCGGAACGACGTGCGCTCGGCGATCGCCGAAGCCGCCGAGCGCCGCGGCGTGGACGAACTGCTAGCCGGTGGACGCCAAGCCGTGGTGGCGGAGGCGTTGCGCGACGTGCGGGCCAAGTGGTCGCGCGAAGGAGTCGAGATCAGTCAACTCGAATGGATCGGGACTATCCGGTTCCCGGACGTGATCTTGCAAGCGATTCAGTCGCGCACCCAGGCCGACCAGCAAGTTCTGGCCGCCCGCGCCCGCGTGGCCGTGGCTGAGGCCCAGGCTCAGGAGAAGGTAGCCATCGCCAAGGGTGACGCTGAGGCCTACGCGTTGCGATCGCGAGAACTGACCCCTGCCATCTTGCAGCAGCAGGCGATCGCCAAGTGGAACGGCGTGTTGCCGCAGGTCGCTTCACCGAGCGCTACCCCGTTCATCACTCTGCGCTGACGCGAGCGACGTGATGATACCGAAGGCCCCGGTTCACCGCCGGGGCCTTTTTCGCTGTCAGCAATGTGCAGAATAAAGTTCAACAGTTTGTTGACATGACTTGTCAGAATCACTAAATAGTTGCTTCATCCCCAACTTCGTGCGATTGGTCGCGTATGGCGACCATCCAGGAACGGCTGACCGAGGCTGAGAACGCGCTGCACGACCTGCAGATCGGCAAGTCGCTTCGTGTCTTCGTGGATCAGAATGGCGAGCGCGTGGAATACACCGCCGCCAACCGCCGAGACCTCACCGCCTACATCGATCGCCTGAAGACCCAGCTCTCCGGGGCGGCGTCCGGCCCGATGTATTTCGGCGGGTGAACGTGAGCGATCCGTTCAACCAGATGCTTGGCCTGTCGCCCGCCCCCGGCGGCAGCCAGGCCGTGCCCCCCGCGACCGCGCCGGTCCCCGCAGGCGCGGGGGGCACACATGCCATGGGTGGCGGGTTCGAGGCGGCAGACCGCTACGACCAGGCCCTGTCGGCGTGGTATTCACCGATCCAGCACCCCGACCTGGAGATCCTGCCCGATAAGGATCTGATCGACGGCCGCGCCTATGACATGCTGCGGAACGACGCCTTCGTGCAAGGCGGTGCGAACCTGCACAAGGACAACATCGTCGGCGGGCAGTATCTGCTGAACTGCCGCCCCGCGACCAAGGTGCTCGGGCTCGACGACGTCTGGGAGGAAGAGTTCCAGAGCGAGGTCGAAGAGAAGTTCGATCTCGACGTCGAGTCGCCGGACAACTGGATCGACGCGCAGCGCACCAACAGCTTCACCTCGCTGGTCCGTCTGGCGGTCGGCGTGCATTTGGCCGGCGGCGAGGTGCTGGCCGCCGTCGAGTGGCTGCGTGACGGCCGTCCGTTCAACACCGCGATCCAGATGCTGGACACCGCGCGTCTGTCGGACCCGCAAGACCGGATCATCTCGATCCAGGACCGCGAGAATATCCGAGGTGGCATCCGCTTTAATGCGGAGGGCGCGCCGCAGTCCTACTTCATCCGCACGGGTCACCCGAGCGACATCTACTATTCGACGCTGGGCATCCCGAGCTGGCGCGAAGTCCCCATCCGCAAGCCGTGGGGGCGCCAGCAGATCATCCACATCCACGAACAGGTCCGGCCGGACCAGTCGCGCGGCATCTCGGAACTGGCCACCTCCCTGCGTGAGCAGAAGTTCTCGCGTCGCTTCCGTGACGTGAATCTGCAACGCGCGATCACCCAGTCGCTGTACGCCGCGGCCATCACCTCCGAACTGCCGAGCCCCGAGGTCTTCGCGCGGATGGGTGGCTCGATGCTGGAGTCGCCGGAGGGCGCGCAGCAGGCCGTCACCAACTACGCCACCGGCTTCCTGGCGGCCGTCGCCCAGTTCACGGGCGGCGCCAAGGCGCCTCGCCTGGACGGCGTTCGCATTCCGCACTTCTTCCCCGGCACCAAGCTGGAGATGCTGTCGCCGACAAGCGGCCACGCCCTGGGCATGGAGTTCGAGCAATCGCTGCTGCGCTACATCGCGGCCTCGATCGGCGTCAGCTACGAGCAACTGTCGCGCGACTACACCTCGACCAACTACTCCTCGGCGCGCGCTGCGATGACCGAGACGTGGAAGTTCATGCAGGCGCGCAAGAAGCTGGTCGCCGACCGCTTCGCCAGCGCCATCTTCCGGCTGTGGCTGGAGGAGCAGATCAGCAAGGGGGAGATCACGACCTTCCCGCGCGCGAAGATGGCGTCGCTGTACAGCATCGACGGCCGTGGTCGCGCCTATCTGAACCGCAACTTCAACGCCTTGGCCCGCTGTGACTGGGTCGGCGCCTCGCGTGGCCAGATCGACGAATACAAGGAGACCCAGGCCGCAGTTCTGCGAATCCAGAACGGCCTGTCGACCGCCGAGGACGAACTGGCCCGCCTGGGTAAGGACTTCCGCAAGGTCTATCGCCAGCTTGCCCGCGAGGCCCGGATGCGCGCGGCGCTGGGGCTGATCATCACGCCCGGCGAGATCTCGGCCGCCGACCACGCGCGGATGATGGCGGACGACGCCGCCGAGACCCCGAAGAAGGACGCCGCCTGATGAGCGCCAAGGAACGCAACCCGATCCTGGCGATGTTCGCCGCCGATCAGATGATGCTGGTCAGCCCCGATCAGCGCGACCTGATGCACGCCTGCCTGGCGGGCCTGTCGGCGAACAAGCACCTCGACGACATGATGGCCGAGGCGACGACGACCACGGCCGACAACTTCTGGCCGGAGCCCGACTCCTGGCGCGCGGCTTATCGCCCCTACGTGGTTCAGGACGGTATCCTGCACATCCCCGTACGCGGGATGCTGTTGCACAACTTCCCCTGGGCCGATGGCCAGTGGGCGACCGGCTACGAGTATATCGAGCGCGCGTTCAAGCGTGGCTGCGAGGACTTCAAAGCCGGCAACATCAAGGGCATCGCCTTCATCAGCCACAGCGGTGGCGGCCAGGTGGCCGGCTGCTGGGACACCGTCGAGAAGATGGAGGCGATGAAAGCCGAGTCCGGCGTGCCGGTGCAGGCCTTCGCTCACGAGGCGGCCTACTCAGCGGCCTACGGCACCATCGCCATCGCCGACAAGATCCACGTCTCGCGCAGCGGCGGCGTCGGGTCGATCGGCACGGTGCGGACGCACATCGACTGGTCCAAGGCCAACGAGCGCATGGGCCTGACCTATACCTTCGTCCAGGCGGGCAAGTTCAAGACGGACGGCCACCCGGACAAGCCGCTCTCCGACAGCGCGATCAAGCGCTGGGAGGAGCAGATCACCGAACTCAACGAGATTTTCGTGGCCGCTGTGTCGCGGAATAGGGGCTTGGACGCCCAGGTCATTCGAGATTTCGAGGCCGCGACGTTCAGTGCTTCGCAAGCCGTGTCGAACGGGCTCGCCGACTCTGTCGGTTCGCTCGACGACGCATTGGCCGCCTATGCGGCCGACCTGTCCTCAACGTCATCAGGAGATGAACAGATGTCCACCCAGGACACGGCGGCCGAGACCCAGGCCGCCATCGAAGCTGCGGTCGCCGACGCCAACGCGAAGGCCGCCGAAGCGCAAGCCAAGGCCGTCGCCTCCGCCGTCGCCGCCGAGAAGCAGCGCGTCGCCGGCATCACGTCCCTCGACGAGTCCAAGGGCCGTGAGACCCTGGCGAACCACCTCGCGATGAACACCGCCATGTCGGTCGACGACGCGAAGGCCGTGCTCGCTGCCGCTCCCGTCGCCGCCCCGACGCCGACCGAACCTGCCGCCGAAACCGACGCCCTGGGCGCCGCGATGGCCGCGACCGGCGATGGTCCTGGCGTCGGTTCGGACGCCACGCAACCCGACGCCGCAGCCAAGGAAGAAGACGGCTCCGCCGATCTCGCCCTTGCCGCCGCGGTCGGCCTGCGTGGCTTCGCCAAGACCGCCAAGTAATCGGCCAGCAAGGAAGGACATCACCTCATGGCTACCACTCGCAACGTCTCTTACGCGAACGCCGGGGCTCACGGCCTGCCGGCGTTCGAGGAACTGGACATCTACGTCGACTCGAACCTGACGGCCGGCGCCTCGCCCGCCATCGCGCGCCCGAACCGCATCCTGCTGGGGGATTCGCAGACCCTCGCCCAATACACCGTGGTCGGCCTGTCCGGCGGCAAGCTGGTGAAGGCGACCTACAACGGCACCGTGGGATCGGCCATCAAGCCGGTCGGCGTGTTGATGCACGCCGCGACCTCGGGCGCATCGAACACCACCAAATACGGTGAAGTGTCGCTGGGCGGCTGTTTCAACGCCGGCTCGGACGACGCTGGCGCCGACAGCCCGCTGGTCTGGGACGCCTCGTTCGACACCCTGGCGAAGAAGACGACCTGGGAGGGCGTGGTCGGCAATCCGAACCTGGTCTTCCGCAGCCGTCTCGGCGCCAACGCCTCGTAACCCCAGCTCAGAAGGAACGAACACCTCATGGCTACCAACAATCCCTACGAGCTGTGGCAGACCCGCCGACTGCTCGGCGTGTTCCGGGACACCCGCCCCGAGACGCGTTATTACGGGCAGTACTTCCTGAGCCAGATGCGCTCCGAAGACGAGTGGATCGACTTCGAGAAGCTGCCGGTCCGCGGCCGACGCCTGGCCGACTTCGTCCAGCCGATGGGTCGCGGCAGCGGCGTCTTCACCGACAAGGTGCAGGGCTATCGCTTCAAGCCGGCCAACATCGTCGTCGAAGACTCGGTCGATCCGTTCCGCCCGCTGACGTTCCAGCCGGGTATCGACGCCTCGACTGTCGACGTCAGCAAGCTCACGCCGATGCAGCGTCTGGGTCTGATCAAGATCGAGATGATGAACGAGATGATCAACTCGGTCGAGCGTCGCTGGGAGTGGATGCGCGCCCGCGCCATCATCGACGGCAAGGTCACCTGCGTCTACAAGGACGGCACGTCCATCCTGGTCGACTTCCTGCGCCACGCCGACCACACCGAGGTTCTGGGCTCCGGCAATCGTTACGGCGACTCGGGCGTCTCGATCCTGGATCACATCCAGGGCGTGCTCGATACGGTGAATGACGCGGCCTTCGGCGGCCTGATCACCCGCATCACCATGGGCGGCGCCGTCGCCACCGTGATGCGTAAGGACGCCGAGATCCTGAAACACCTGGACGTCAACATCGCGGGTGGCGTTCACCGGGTTGATCGGGGCCTGGTCGGCGCCGAGAAGAC